GAGTATGCCGTGTCATAGCACTGGATGATGTATTCACAGGCAGGAGGATCATCGTATTTCCACTTGCGCCACCAGTTACGTTTGAGGATTGCGCCCTCATCATTCGTTGGCTGTTGTTGCCACTGGGCGTTCCACTTCTTTAAGCCAATAGAGAACTTGACCTTCTCTAACTCCTCGAGCTTCCAATATGCTGGCCATAGGGGTTTACCACTAGGTAAAATAGCTGGGAACTCTAAGACTTCCCACTGGTCGGCCTTCAGATTGCTCTGCATCTTCAACAGACGTCCTGCTACGTCGTCCGTTTTCCAACGGGTGTTGATCAAGATGATGGCTCCGCCCGGCTGTAAACGCTGACGAGGACCGGACTCATACCATTCCCACGTGTTCTCCATCGCAGTGTCAGAGATTGCATCCTGTTCGTCCAAGATGTCGTCCAGCACAATAATGTCACCACCTCGGCCCGTCATCGCACCGCCTTTACCGATAAAGAACGCTTCCCCGCCTTTGTTCGTGTTCCAACGTCCAGCGGCCTTGGAGTCAGCAGAAAGGGCCACGCTTGGGAAGAGCTCCTTGTATTTGTCGTCTTCAACAAGGTTACGGATCATCCGGCCGAAGCGTTGTGCAAGTTCAGCAGTGTGTGAACCGACGATTAGTTTGGACTGGGGCAACCTTCCCATCAGATAGGCGGGGAACAGATAGCTGCCCATTTGCGACTTGCCATGGCGCGGGGGCATGGCGATGATCAAGCGTTTGCATTCGCCAGAAATGACTCGGTCAAACTTGTCCGCAATGATACGGTGGTGCTCCCCAACAATCATTTCGGGCCAAACGTATTGGCAGAAGTCTACAAATTTAGTTGTGGCACGTTCGTGCGCTTCAAGGAGCTGGAGGCGTAGCTCCAAACGTAGTTGTTCTTCGGCAATGTCATCAGGCGTGTTGTTCACGGGCAGACCTTCAGGTTCTGAATTTTTTATATATTAACACCCCCATGGCCTTTTAAAAACAAGGGGGGCCCTTTCTGGATTGGCCACTAAGTATTTATATGTATTTCGTTTGTCTAAAACAGGGCATAGGCCTGCGCTTGCGCTGACGGGTACAAAAATGGCCCTCCCCCCTAAAGAAAGCAAAGCAAACAGACAGTATCAAGGTATCCGGCGGGCCCACCCACCCCCGCCACCACCATTAAGGGAGAAACATTTCCAATTCGGGATGTCAAGTCATTTCTTCCTATCACCCAGCCAGTGTTGATTAACTTTGCCTACAATGCTGTAAGTGGTTGATTCATATAGGTTTTTTCCTGAGTAGGCTGCAGTGCGACCTGGTGTTTGTAATCGGGAGAGTGTTCGTACATACAACAGTCGCGGGCCCACCCACCCCCGCCACCACCTATAGGGAAATAAAAAAGGCCGTCCAACTGGACGGCCTTGTCAGTGAACGGACCGGATCAGTCGCACACGATCTTGTAAGTGGTGATCTCTTCCAGCTTCGTGCCCACTGCTACTTTGCGACATGTTGGTGATCCATCGCGAACATAAGCGCTAATGCTTATGTTCACATCATCACAAGTAATGTTGTAGTCTTTGTTGAGGTAGGCGGCCCACTCGCGCTCTTCGATCTTGTCGGTGTACTGCATGAAGTACTCCAACAGCTGGATGAGTTGTGGGTCCTTGAAGCCATCCAGCTCGTTCAGTGTCAAGTGGATTGTTGGCTTGTAGTTGTTGGTAATGTAGAGAGTACTGATAGCACTCTCGCTCAGGTTTTTAAAACCCTCTTGATACTTCGCACGAATAATCATGCGTTGCTCTTCGAGGCGCTTTGCTCTGGTGATCAAAGCGTGGCCTTCGTACTTGGAAGACTCAATTGATTTATTGATCGCTTGGATCAATGGATTTACTTTACGTTTCATTTCTCTATCCTTTCTAAATTAAAAAACCCTCTGGATTTTGTCCAGAGGGTTTCATTATACATCAATTATCTAACTTTAACCACTAACTCTAAATCATTTATTTTGTCTTCTAGGTTATCGGACATCCAGTCACCAATTGCATCACCTATATTGTGATCCGATAAATCAAAGTTATTAGAAAACCAATCATTGATTGGATCGCTGAGGTCTAAGTTACTCTCGATCCAATCTTGTATTTTGCTTTCAATATCATCTTCACGGATCAGCTTACTCTCACTGATCCGGTGATCGATTAGCTCGATCAATGCAAGCTTCTCGGGACTGGGTGCATCAACTACTTGTGCGACTGCATTCGCGCAAGTGTTAAGCAGTACTCGCGCTGCCGTTTGAACTGCTACTGCATCACTGCTCGCGCTTGCTAGTTCATCAACATATTGCAAAGCTAATGCAATATCACATCCACGTGTTCCGAACAATGAGCTACGGAATTGGTCTAATGGGTTTTTCATTTCTCTATCCTTTCTAGGGTTGTATCTAATCGGCCGATTAGATGGTTGAATTATACAATAGAAATTGGCTTTAGATCAATCCATTTGGAATAAATATTTAAGCCTTCGCTGTTTTGTTCGTACACGTTAACGCTGTACAAATTAGAGTCTTCGCGTCCGTGGTTGTGGATGTTGAAGTCGTGATGATCGATCCCAAACCACCAGTCGCCATCGCGAAGAATCTCTTCGCGATAGGTGCGGACCAACATGTCCGCGATGTGTTGCAGTTGTTCAATTGTCATTTGAATAGTCCTCGATCAGGTGATCCGCGATCTCGCACCAATTCACATCAGACAAGAAAGCCAGTGCGTAATCCACCGCGATATTGCCATTACCACCGCCCGCCTCATGTATCAAAGTCTCGGCATATTCTTTCAATGAGTCAGCAAGCCATTCGCGCATGGTGGCCTGATCATCGGGAAAATTATCGTAAGGATCGAAGCCCTCGAAGATTTCCAGATTAACGCGCCAAGTCGCATAGTTACACCAGCCGTTGTATTCGTCCGGATTGCTGGGTTTACTTTCCTGTGTTGACCAATTCGACATCTCTATCCTTTCTAAAGTAGTGCGGGCCCACCCACCCCCGCCACCACCAATTGAGGGAAAATTTTCTGGTGTGGTGTTGCAATTATCGCAACACCACGCACCACGTCAAATCAATTATTTCTATCGGGGCCTCGGCCCCGATAGTCTTACGCCGTCAACAATTCCAGCGCGCGCGCCTTAATCGCGGCACCAGTGCCAAACCATGCGGACTCGAGGCGCGTATTGTCAGAACGTCCGCGCTCATGATCTACCAGCTCGGTTACCGCGTTCAACATGCCCCAGCGCGATGCACCAGCAAGCTCATTACCAATTGAGGCGCCGTCAAATAGCGCGCGAATTCTCTTAAACGCGCGTGACTCGGTTACATCTAATCGGCCTGAGTGATAAGGCTTCAGGAGCTCGGCCACGAAGCTATCGGCCTCGATAGCTGACATTTCTACTTTAGCAAGCTGGCGCGATTGCACCAAAAAGCGCTCCCAATTATTGGCCACGATTCCCAGCTCGAGGCGCACGGCCTCAGGATCGAAGCGCTCAGAATGCAACACGCGGACCGTGCCCTGTGTGTCATTGAGTGCAGCCGTTATTGTGTTATTGCAAACCACGCGAATAGTTGTAAATTTAGCAACCGTGGCCATGGTCCCATCATATGACGTGCCCAGCAACAAGTAAGGTTTCACCACGTCACCGTCCACAACGTCCGCGCCTTCGCCCACTGAGGCTAAAGCCCAAACCCTTCGGCCGTAGCTCAATGCTCCGGCCGTCTCCAATTGGAAACCGCCGAGGCCCACCAAGCGCTCAAAAAAGCCCATCACTTCAGCGGGTTGCACCACGTGGTAACCGTCACTCACCACGGCCAGCGCTCCGCCGGTATCGGAGCGGTGCAAGACTTTGCGCCCTTTGAATAACTCGGGCTCTGAGGCTGCAGCCGTTCTATATAGAACGGGGCTTTCCAGAACTGTGTAATCCAAGCGCGCCTCACGTGTCCATGTGGCAATATCAGCGCCCGCCGTCAAAGCTTGGCCGAGGCCATGCCATGGGGTAGCGCCTACAAATGCAATTGCGGCCGCGCCGCTGGTTTCGTCAATCATGTGTGCCATAACTCTATTCCTTCTGGTTTAGCCGGTGCACTATTGCCTCGGCATGGTTCAAATTATAGGGGCCTTGGGCCCCGTGTCTAATGAATAATTTCTATCGGGGCGCGGCCTTCGATAGCCGCGCCACGTTTCAGGCGTAATGCGTCAGGGACCACGGGCCAAGTTTACCCCCTTAATACTTTAACCCGTGCGAATGCAAATAATTCGCATTATCCCCTCTCAAATGCTATTGATTCTCATTAGTAAGCCCTTAGGTTAATCGTCGTACAAGTCCACCAGTGCATAAAGCACGATAAACACCAATAAGCCTATAAATATCATGCTATTAGCTCCCGCCCGATATCGCCCGCCACATGATGACGCAGCATCGAGCCCGAGGGCAGCGACTTTGCAAAAGCTTTAAGCGCTTGAGCATCATTCGCTACGCCGTTTTTTCTGGTCCCGTGCCACTGTATCGCCGTGGGACCACTGGCAGCATAACAACCGCCTTCGCCGGTCCCTACTTTTTTCGCGCCGGTGCCATGGGCCACAAAAACCACGACATCGAGCCGCTCAGGCCTCGCGCATAACGGGGAACCGTTTCCGCATTGGGCACAAGTGAAATTGTCGGCCAACTCAGCGGGGCAGCGATAGAACTTGACGCCGTCCACTACTTGGGGCCAACTCTCCGCCGTATTTGCAGGGGCAGCTAAAACGGCGGGCCGTCCAAGCTTGACGGCGGCGACGGCCTCGGCCACCGTATCGCAGCTTGCATTGATCACGGTTTGACCGCGCTTCGCAATTGGCAGCAGCCACGCCGCAAAGTGCGAATAAGTCCACGCAAGACCACGGCGCGGGACCGCGTCCAATAACGCGGCCATATATTCGGTGTCTATTTGATCCGTGCCGGTTTCGGCCTTCGGGTGCAGTGCACACGTTTTCGGGCACGTGCTATAGGTTTGATGTTCGCCGCTCCGATAAGTTACAGCAATTGGGCCGGTTTTACGGTTAGCGGTGACGGGTACGGTTTTTAACATTTCTCTATTCCTTCTAAGTTGGGGATGCAATCCTATGCCATAACGGGTTCAAGGTCTAATCGTATTTTTAAATCGATTAGCTTTGCTGATAGCTTTGCTTTATCAATCGGCAGCACAATAAAAACCCCATCAAAATATTTACAGCCCCACGCGATCGCGTCGCGCTTAAGCTTGAAAACCTTCGCGGGACCGGCGCGCCTTTGATAAGCACAATAAACGTTTTTGGCCATTATTTATTCTCCCGTGCATAAGATAACGCAGCATGCCACATGTTGTGAGCATCAGCGATTGACGTATACGCACTATTTCCGGCCCCGTATTGTTCGTTGAACTCGTCGCCGTCTTCCATTAAAAACCAAGCTGTGACAACCTCAGCGGGATAATCTCCCACACCGTTGCAATACGCATCGATAAACGCGGATTGTTCAGCCGTCAATTGAACGGGGATTTCCACCGCGTCAATAACTGCCCAGTCACCAATCCCTACTTCTTTAAATAGGCTTCCGTCCATTCCCCTCGCAAGCATCCACGCCTGATTTTCATCTGCAGCAAGCACTTCGGCCTCGTAATGCGTGATCTCTGACGCAGTAATCTTAAATTTTTTCATTTAGCTATCCTTTCTAAGTTGAAGCAATTCACATTCAAAACACACATAATCATTGTGCACGTCACACGTGCTGCAAGTTGAATTAGGGACTAAATCAAGCCCTTTCGCATAATGCGCGTCCACCCTTTGACGATGATATGCAAGCCATTCATCGCAAGACATGCTGTCGATATCCATTACTCTATCCTTTCTGTTGTGAGGCCCCCAGTGTACACTTTGCGTACACCATGTCTAATGAATTATTTCTATCGGGTTTCCACTTCCGATAGTTTTTTATAAAGGTATTCCCAATCCATGCCACGGGAGGGCCAGCTTCCAAGTGGCGGCAGCCGTAGCCCCACACTCGCAAGGTCGATCGCATCGCGCCCACGATATAAATAAATCATCGCTGGTTTTAAAACAGTCCCACCGGACTGCAGCACCAAAATAAAACAGGGGCGTCCCTTTCCGGACTGCCTTTCCATAAACGCGATTTGATGTGGCCGCAGCCCAACCTTCAGGCCCCGCTGCACAACTTTAAGCTCCATCATTACAAATCGATCCCCCACACCTAACAGCATGTCAGGGATTCCAAGGTTTACGCGGTTTTCGATTCTCTCGATATCCACGCCAAACTTGGTCAGGCCTTCGCGCACGCGAGTCGCAAATGCTGCCTCAGGTTTCATCTTCGTCCATATCGGGATGTTGTTCAAAGATATCGAGGGGAGGCTGCTCCACCCCAGCGTCAAATACGGGGTCTTTTTCTCGTTCAAGGCTTTCAATCACTTTCCCGCTGTCGGCATCGATCAGCGCAGTCGGAGGAGGTCCCCCATACAAGCGCTTGAGCTCGTCCAATTTCTTCTGGACTTCTTCTTTGCTCATGCTGTCAATCGTGCCAGTGCGAATTTCTTTGCGGTCCACATAGATGCTGCCCAATGCTTGGCCACGGCGATACTCTGCCTGAACTGCAGCAGCGAATGCTCCCGCTTCCAAGGCCTTATCGCGAATGATCTGCAGATCACGCATGTGCCGCTCATACGACGTGTTGTATTTGGAATTGAGCTCCCCACGGTATGCCTGTATTCCGGCCACTACATGCGGATTGAGCTCAGGGTTTGTCAGCTTCCACGCCATAACAGAAGCGGAGGTCGGTTTGTATCCCGCCCGTATAGCTGCCTCCTTCATTGTCACTCGGCCGTCCCCACTGACAAGCTCGGACACAAACTTCCATTCCTTGGCGTTCAACGTCCGGCGCTGCTTGCGCAGCGGAGCCACCTCAGTAGACATGCGTTTGCGCGCCTTGTCAGGCGCGACAGGCGGCACATTCCAAACGTCTTTTTTTCCCATCAGCGTATTCTCCACAAACGCCAACCATTGTCCACCTTGCGCAAAGAGAAAACCCAGTTGCCCCTATGTGCTCTAGCAAACCGCAATGACGCTACCCGAGCACTCTCCGCAGTTTTCTTTTCCTCGAACAGGATGCTATCGCCCACCCCCATATCGCTAAATGGATACTTGGTTCGGCTGTCAGGGACATCAATTCCCGTATCAACTTTGTACATCTCCGTAACTCCGGTAAAAATCCAGTACCAGAGTGTAACAGGGGTATATTACGTACGCAATAGCCAAGCAGCAACCTTTTTTAATCCAAGGCCCCCTATAGACTTTTTGCTGCTAAAAAGAGTTTTTATTTTTTCAAAAAGCATCTCACGGAACCCCCCAGAGAAATTACACTAAACTTACCTCCGTAAGGTAGTGTAATGCCCTGTAGACCGCACCAGTGCTTGTTTATTACGGCATTACGTCTATTACGTCTATTTTCACAAATAAAAAAACAAAAACATACTCGTCCTAAAAAAGTCTATATATACCTACAAAAACATCTAACAAACCCCCTGTCTTATATGATTTTGCATATATAAGACCAAAACACATAGGGAAAGTACCTATAGATTTGTACAGCAGCGGACTAAAAAAGTATTGACAAGTACATGGGAGTATCGTAAAGTACACCCTGTAATTCAACTAACAACAGAAAGGATAGAGTATGAATGACACCCCCGAGGCATTTATGAGCGAGACCGTGGCCCGTGGTCAAAGCCTCATGACCCATTTAAACACCACCCACAAAGACCCTTTTGAAGCCCTGACCACGTGTATCTTGGTCCTTGGTGCTTTAGCCAAGGGTATTGACATGCCTTTGACTGACCTTGTAGAGGGTGTAGAGGCTGCTTATGGTGATATGCAAGTCAGTGATGCTGACACTCTCCAATAATTTTTTTGAAAGGACTGTTATGAGTAATATCCCTACCCACCCTGATTTAGCGCAATACAGCTTTGTCTGTGACGAGCTCAACGGTATGACGTTGGAGTGTTTCTTTGAGTATGAGGAGGAGGAGATTGGTTCGATTGAGCCGATGTCTGGTTTAAAGTTGGAGCCCGACTATCCGGAGCTGTGGAACTTGTTGCATGTGTATTTGCCTGATGGCCTTGACATTGGCGGTATCTTGCATGAGTCTATTCTTGCGGACATTCAGGACCAAGCGGTGACCCAATTTATGTTAGAGGCTGCAGAGGCCTACGCGGAGAGCAAATTACCATGAACGATATACCAGCATTTCCAAGACCGTTTAGTGAAGACACTTACCTTGAAGGTGTAGATTACGTAGCACAAGACGGCATGACATTGCGCGATTACTTTGCAGCGAAAGCTTTGGAGGGCATGTGTGCAGGCCAGCAAACCCAATTGTTTGCTAACCAGATTCACCTTGCCAAAGGCGCATATTTATTGGCAGACGCAATGATGAAAGCGAGAGAAGAATGACCCAACCAACCAAAGAAGAGCTGCGCAGATTGCAGCAAGCGTCCACTGTTGTGGCGTCGGCCATGACTGTGGCTATGTTTGACACGAAGGAGGATAAGCGCTCCTGTGCGATTGGTGCTTTGCGTGCTGCTGCCGGAGTCGCTCGGGCCTCGGAACTTAGTCTGCACAACGCAATCCATCTGTTTATGACCTATTACAAGGATGCTGAGAAGCATTTTGAGGAGAAAAAGCCATGATTAAAGGCATTACCAAGGCGGAACTGCATGATTTCTACATGACGGACGATACGCAGTACTGTTGCTATTGCTCCGAGGGCCGTGGTTCGCGGTTGAGCTGCTGCCAAGAGAACCACTTCCAAACATATGCAGAAATGGGCAAAGAGGACAGGGAAGATTTTTTAGATGCTGAGGGGTATGACGTATGACATGGCGTGACATTTTTACCAATTTCCTGAGGGACTCGTTACGGGCTCGGACTCGGCGTGAGATCTTATTGAAAGAACTAAAGGAAGCATATTTATCCAAGCTAAGTGCAGAGACGGCACTGGAATATGCGGAGAGCGTTTTGCAATACAACGAAGCCCGTATTGCGCGGATCAATAAACGGTTGGCAGATTTAGGAGAAGACGAATGACATCACAGATCAATGGCGCGTTGCCCGTGACTATGGAAGAGGACACGCAAGACCTATTCATTGTGACCATGGAGCGGGAGGGCTGTTACATCGAGGCCCGTGTTCCGTTGTCCGTGCTCCCTGACGAATTGGACATGAAGGAATACATGCAAAACACGGCAGTGGACATGTATGCACGTCTGCGGTTCATGCTGAAGAAGCAAGCGGGTGAAGGCAAACACTGATGGACGAGGACACCAAGATTGCGTTAAAAGCTTGGAGGGAGCTGGTCATTGAGAACCAGCGTTTAAAGGACGAACTAGTAAAGGAGATAGTCCATGGAAGCGGTACACAACATAGCCATGATCTCGGGGCTGCTGGGTCTTGGTTTCTTCTTAGTAATTGGCATAGCAATATTACTTATGGTGATATGGGCAGCGGGGGAGGATAGGTGAAACGTCCTGTTTGGAAGGAATGGACCCTACAGATGTGGGTATTGGAAGCCCCTGATGGGGAGGTGATAGATGAGATACAAAAGTCTTTGGACGGCATCTATTTTTTAAAAAGTAACAGCAAGCGCTATACGTCGCTGCAAGCGGCGCAGAAGGCTAGATTGGAGAGAGAAGAATGACACACGAAGAACAGATTGCCAAGTTGACAGGGATGTTAGAGATACAACAAAAGTTGCATGAGACAGCGATTGATATGCTTAAGCCCGCGATAGAAGCCGAGCGTGAGGCGTGCTGGAATATTGTTTTTGATTATGCAGGCCGTGATGACATAACGCCAGAAGATGAATCACTTTTGAAACATCTTGCTGATTTAATCAGAGCAAGGGGACAAGCATGACTGAAGCGACTGAAGCAACACCAGAAGAGTGGGAAGAATTTAACCGTGTGGAGCGCGAGAGCAAGGCCAAGCAGGAATCTATTCGCGGGATTAAACATCCAACGAGGGAGCAGCTTATGGCGGAGGTGACCATACTCACGGAGCTAGTGCGCGTCTTGTCTGACAGGGTTGCTGAGCTGGAGAAGAACACATGAGACAAGCATTAGAACTGGCGCTTGAGGCGTTGCAATTTGCGCTTCATATTGGGTTTCCTGAATCTAGCGAAAGCCAAATCAAAAAAGGCGAAAAAGCCTATCAGCAACATAGAGCCGCCATCACCGCCATCAAAGAAGCCTTGGCACAGCCAGAGCAAGAGCCTGTGGCGTATTTGTGTGAAAACGCAGTAGGTCACAAGTATTTCCGATGGAAGAAACCATCAAGCGCATATAAGCCTGTTGCTCTCTACACCATACCACCACCCTGCCCAACGTGCGAGGCGCTGGCAAGAACGGTGATGATGGATCAGACAGGGAGAGATGCATGAGGCCAGATTACTGCCCAATTGGAAACGAGCCTTGTCAATCTTTGTGCGATGAACCATGTTCAACAACTCCAAAGCGCAAGCCTCTGACAGATAAACAGATTTTGGCCGATGAAACTTTGCGTTATTACTTTGGACTCAATGGCGGCGCTGGCCCTGTATCAAAACAAGGCAGAAAAATAGTCAACGCAATTGAAGCCTTCCACAACATTAAGGAAATAGAGAAATGAACGAGAACGAAATTGGCTTGGATTACACGCCTGATTGGAAAGAAGAATACCAAAAGGCTGTGGATTTGCATTGCCTCACACTTGACGAACTGCGTGAAGGAAACGACGTGAGCGAAATCAAAACCGAAATTAAACAAAACCCTGACGGCAGTTTCACAATTAATGACGGACACTCAACGGCTGACGTTGTTCGTTGGCTGTTGACGCAAGATAGCAAAGAGACAGTCTTGTACTTGTTAGGTGCTGCACCACAGCGCACATGGGTAGGGCTGACAAGGGATGAGCAGAGTTTTGTTTACTCCAGCTTACACAACGCGACGTCAAGAGAAGATTCGTTTTGGGTTGATTTTGCAAATGCCATTGAGAAAGCATTGAAGGAGAAGAACTATGGCTAGAGGCACAAGCTTTGATATGCTGTCTCAAAATGTATTCGCGGTAAAAGGGGTGTTAGCCGAGAACCAAAGACGGAAGCATAAGAAGAGGATGTGCTGGCAATGCCAAAAGGAATCCGTGTTTGAACAAGGGGCACTACTAAAAATTACGGGGACTCTTTGTAAATACGTATGCAAGGCTTGCATGGATGCCAAACATGCAAAACAAGAACTCAAGGAGAAGAACAATGGCTAGTGCAACCTTTGAAGACCATCCAACAGACCCTGACAAGGTTATCTTGCGTAAGCCAAGACATGAAGATGACGATGACATCCAAGAGTACAAGAAGCCTTGGGTTGGGTTGACGGATGAGGAGGTTGAAGGCTACTGGGACTGGGAAGATTTTCAGTGTGGGGCTGGGCGCTCCACCATATTGGAAATGGTCAGGGACATCGAAGCCAAATTAAAGGAGCGCAACACATGAGCTACATAGTGGCATCTTTGCCTCCTTTGAAATGCTTTGTTAAACGCGAGTTTTTATATAACTTTCAAAAGGGCTACGGTGAACTGGAACCCGCCATTTGGGTATCACTGAAAGCCTTGCGTGGCCAAGTGTTCCGCATTGAGTCTTTGCTGCCAAATTATGGTGCGTTATATGACAAGCTACCAATTCACGCCTATGTGTGGAAAGAAGACGCAGGCGATTTACCTATTGATACTTTGCAGTTGTGGGACTGCATGGGTTATCGGTTCACCATTGTTGAGAAGATTGGCTTACGTAACCTTGGCGTGAAGTTCCTTGGCAAAGACAAGGAGTGGCATTTTGGGCGCTACTTGTTTACCGTTGATTTCTGTGCTGACGAGATGGTGTTAGACACAGGCTTTACAGAGCAAGCAGAAGAACATAAATCTTTTAACTGGATAGCGCTGGACAACGGCCAGTTTGCTTGTCAGCCAAACAATCGCTGTCTTTGGTATGACCAGTCTTTGATTCCGGCTGACACAAAGTTCCCTGACTTCCAAGCTGCACAAACCTTTTGGACAGTAGACGGCACACGCAAGTGGAGTGCGGGGGATGATTGGTTTTACGATATTAAGGAGAAGAACACATGACGTGGCCCTTTCCACCCCCTACAGGCCCTGTTCCTTGGTCCAAGGCACAGGAAGAACAATACCAGCAACAACAGCGCAATAAATTGCCGGATGCACCGTTATGAGCCATAAGAATTTACCCGCACTAAACAAGTACACAAGTGTGGTGCAGTATGAAACGCTGAAAGAGATCAACGAGACAAACTCAATCGTAAAGATTGTTCAACAAGGGAGATCAAGTAAGACACTTGGTGCCCTGATCCGATGTATGTGGATAAAGCAAAAAGACTACACAGACGATAGCGGTGTGTTGCGTGAAGGCTGGTTCGTTACAGAAGAAGGGCTGCATGCAATGAACCTATTCGCTGAGAAGGAACGAGTTAGACAAGAGGAAGTAGATCGTATTGCTGAAATTTCGTCTAGGTTTGAGAAAGCGTGTCTTATTCTTAAAGAGAAGTCTGAAGCTAATCGCCCTGAGATAGAGAGGCTAGAGAAAGAGATTCAAGATGCCGTGAAAGAGGCTAACAGCATAGCGTGCTTTTTAGAGATTGGCGATGCAAACGCAGTCTTAACAAAACTTGATATGGCTGGGTATAGGCGGGGATACAGAGCATGAGAAAACGCTCGAAGTACCGGCCTAAAGGCGTGATCCGTGATCCGATGTCCCATGTCATTTCTGGGATGAAGAAGGTTGGGGACCTGAGTTCCGGTACGACGTTGATGATTATGAACCATGACGCATTAGAAAACGTGCGCAAGGGGTTGGCACAACGTAAAGATATAGACGTCCTGATTGCTGCAGTGAATATGGCGGAAGCGCTGATTCGTATGCGGATTGGAGACGATTGGAGGGATGAGATTCGGGCCGCGCAGGACGCTCTTTTTGCTGTGGGAAGCAGAGGAGCGGAGACTGGCAAGTTTATTCTGCGTGGACCCGAGCTCACCTCATTGAATTTGGGCATGGAGATTCATGATGCCCAATTAGAAGCCTGCACTGTAGCAGAACTAGAAAGAGCGATAGATATCGTGCACAACGAAATCCGTCACCATCGGGCACGGCCCATCATCAAAAAGGAAGAAAACGTATGACGAAAACTGAAAAAATCATGGCTCATTTTATGAAGCGCCCCTCGGCCCCTGTTCGCGCAGTGGCCACCAAGTTCAAGGCGTCATTGCCTATGGTCTACAAGATACGCAAACAAGCACTGACTGAACTTATCGTGCCTAATCCGCTGGATGTTCCACCATTAACGTCTTGGCAAAAGATTGTGGCTGAGGTTGAGAAGCCTGTTGACGTAGATGAGACCCTTGACACGCGGGCAATGAGCTACGGTAAATTCAAAGACGGCGCTGCTTTGATGCAGGGTATCAAACGCCAGATGGCCAACCATGCGCAAAAGCATGACAAGACCTTTGCCGATGACCAGTGGGAAGCGCTGGAGATGATCGTCCACAAGATTGGCCGCATCGTCAACGGCAACCCTGACGTTGTAGACCACTGGGTTGACATTGCTGGGTATGCCAAGTTGGTCTCTGACCGGCTGCAGGGGGTTGAGCGATGAACAAATTCACCATTACCGGACCACAGGCGCGCAAGAAGGTTTTGGATGCTTTGAGGAAAAACGGTTATCAGGCCAAGACCAGTGAATTGGCCAAGCTGACCAAGATGCCCATATCCATCACCCGCCGTGCTGCTTTGTATTTAGCTGCCCACCATCAGTTGCATGCGGAGATCATTGCTGGGCGGGGTAAGGGTGAATACCTATTCAAATTAACACAATTAGACCTGTTTGAGGACGTCAAACCCTTGCCAAGTCTGTGGCAGCGTATAAAATCCAAACTGTTTCCTTGATGATTCCTTTGGATGTTAATAGGGCCCCTCGCGGGGCCCTTTCTTTTACTTCGCTTCACCCCAGCTTGGTCCAACTTCCACGTCACAACGGCTGGGCACCTCTAGCCGTGCTGCTTGGGCCATGATCTCTGCTGCAGCCTCCGCCTCTTCCCTGTTCCTGACACTGAGCGCCAGCTCATCATGCACTTGCAAAATAGGTTTGTAGCCCGCTTTGTGTAGCGCCACCATGGCTGCTTTGGTCTGGTCTGCGGCTGACCCTTGGATAAGCCTGTTTAATCCCTTGTAGGTACCCGCGCGCTTGATCCTTGCGCCGTATTCAATGATTGCCTGTGCATGTGGCATCGCCTTGTTGACTCCCCACTCCATCGGTTCCCACAGAGGGAAGCGGCATTTGCGTCCCAGCAATGTCCGGATGGCCCCGCCTGATGCTGGGTGATCAATTCGTTTCATCACGGCGTTGACGGTGCCTTTTAGGAATGGCACGTTCTTATGGAACTGCTCGATGAGCTCAGAGGCCTCGTCCAGAGACAAATCTAGCTGCCCAGCAAGCTTGTTTTTACCCATACCGTACATCAGCCCTAGACCAATCGTTTTAGCGGCCTTACGCTTGATTCCAGCCATGTCTGCAACCATCTGATGGAAGTCAGTGTCGGGATCGTTCTGATAGGCCTGCACCATGGTCTCGGCCCCGGGTAGGGAGAGGAGGTTTGCATAGTGGACAAGCAAGCGCGGTTCTTGGGAACTGAAGTCGTTGGATGCCCAGAGTTCACCTTCTTCTGGCAGGAACAGGGAGCGGACCATGGGGCCGATGACTTCATGGCGGGCGGGCACTTGCTGCAGATTGGGGTTGGCCATGGACAGACGTCCGGTGACGGTGCCCCCATCATCTGAGCGCATCTGATTCACATGCGGATGAATGCGGCCGGTCTTGGCACTGAAGTCCAGATAAGGCTGGAGGAACGTGCTATGTGTTTTGTTTGTCTCGCGCGCTTCCACAATCATCTTGGCTACGGGGTGCTCACAGGAGTCTAAGAATCCTTTTGTAAAGCTGGGAAGACCATTGGTTGTCTTGCCGTATTGAATGCCAAGCTTGTCGAATGCTATGGCGATAGATTGGGCGGCCCAGATATCGACGGAGCTTCCGCAAATCCTTTTGAGTTCGGTATGTAGTTGCTTTTCACGGGTGATGAGCTGGTTGATCAGTTGCTCGCACTTCTTGCGATCAAACCGAATACCACGGTAGGTCATGTTGAAAAGAACTGGGAAGACTTCAGTCTCCAGTTGGAAGATGGATTCAACATCTTCTATGCGCATTTTGATCTTGAATGCTTGCCAAAGCTTTAGCGTAAGTGCGGCGTCCTGTTCAGCGTAGTCACCCACATACATGGCGGGGAGCTTCCAGAGTTCTTTCTTTGGATGCACACCGAAGTCTGCAGCAGCTTGTTTTAGACTTTGCTCTGACTTGACCTCTTGTACGAAATCGAAGCCCAATGAATTGAGGGCGAAACTAAAACGATTCTCATCGAGGAGTGGCGCAGCCAACATGGTGTCATAGATCGTCCCCGAGACCTCGAATCCCGAGGCTTTGAGCCAGCCGAGGTCGTAGGCGGCGTTATGCATAATCTTGTCGGCAGGCGTTTTGAGGACGTCTGTGATCCATCTTTCGACGAGTCGCTTGTCGAGGTTACCGCCTCCTTGATGGGCAATAGGATAGTAGCCAGACCATCCTTCAACGGCAATAGCATAGCCAACAATAAAACCGTCGTTACGGGGCCAGCCCGGTCCAAAAGATTCCATATGGGGGTCGCATGTTTCGAGGTCAATTGCAATCTCCTTAGCGTTGGATAGATTAGGAAAAGTCTGTGGAGGAACCCATTCTGTCTGAGTTGGAAACATGGGTAGCGTTTTCATAATCGGAAGCCTTTGTCTTGGAATTTTGGTAGCACTAAGTGCAATGATTGTTTGGCGCGCGTGATGCCCACATAGAAAAGCCGATGCACGTTGTCCCCGTTGGTTGCATATTCTTTGGCGAACTTTGGAGACAAATCCATCATCAGCATGACGTTGTCTGCTTCGCCACCTTTGGCTCCGTGGATCGTGGATAGTTTGATACGGCCTGCAGTCGATAGTTTTGTTTTGCGACGAAGCACAGCAATCAGGTATTCGCGCTTGTCTTCTGGGATGCGGGACAGTGCTGTGTGCCAGATGTCATCAGTCTGCAGACCGTGGTGTTCTTTCAAGTGCTCTAACGTGTAAGGCATCAGATCATCTCCGCCTTTGAACGTCCGGTGTCCTCGGGCCACGAACTCACCACCGAGATATTTGTAGACGTCTTTAACATACACACCTTCTACTTCTTCACCTGAGCGCAAGCGCTCCCAGTAGACAACGGCTTTAATCATTGCTGGAGACAGGCTGGGGATACCACTACGCTCAAACAATATACCTTGACTCTTCAGCCATTCATGCACGGGGTTGAGCATGTAGTTTGTTGCAGCCATGATGAGCCATTGGCCTTCATCAATGGGCACATCTTCAAACCTGTAATAGGTTTTGACCATGCCCTCGAAATCACGGGCTTTCCATTCCTTTGGTTGGCGCTCACGGATGCGATGCACGATTGCATTAGCTAATGCGTGGACCGTAGATGGAACGCGGTAGGACTGATCAAGGATAGTGATGTTGCCTTGGAACGAGAGAAAACTCTTGACATCTGCACCGGCCCAAGTGAATACTGCCTGATCGTCGTCTCCGGCAAGGAAGACCCGTTTCGCCTTCGCGGCCAAGGCTTCAACCATCAGCCACTGCAAACGGCTTAAATCCTGTGCTTCGTCAACAATCAACACTTCCAACTTAGGCAATCTATCGTGCTCGACTACAGCCATTTCCAACAGATCGGTGAAATCGAGCAAATCCTTGCTGCGTTTGTAATGACGATAGGACCGCTCCACAAACTCGAAGTGATACCACTCGATATCCAAGCCGCTTTGGTTGTAATGCTCTCGCAAATCGACTCCCCTGATTCGCGCTAAGTTGATCTCGTTCAAGATAGGGTTGTCTGCTTTGGCAATTGCCTCTTCTTCAAACGAGACGTTTAGTTCAATCCCTGCTTGCTCTGCAAATTCTTTGTAGTGTTCCGGTTGCATGATCATGTCTGCTTTAACCGACATGCAACGAAACGCTAGGCTGTGCAATGTGCGAAAGAACGGGAAGTCTGTTTTCTCTTTGAGGTTGGGGAACTTGACAATAGCCCTGTCGCGTGCTTCGTTAGCCGCCTTCTTGGTAAAAGAGAAGTAGCCAATCTCAAGCGAAGACACACCTGCCGTTAGCTCTTTCTCAACGACATTGAGCAAGTACGTGGTCTTGCCTGATCCGGGAGGTCCAAATACTTTATTTATATGGCTCATTCTTCCTCATCCCAGAGATCATGCGGCCAGACAAGCACCGGCGTGTGGACACCCATGTAAGCACCTTCAATATTGAACTCAATATATTCACGCGCTTCATCCATCTCCATGCCGTCTTCGGTCATCAAGTGGTCCCTGATCTTTTCTGCGTCGTAGACCAGTACACCTACTACAGACTGGTCGCGCCAGATAAAAGCTGGGCCAATGATTGCGTGGTCGTATCCATCAATTTTTAACATCAGAAAGGGCTCCCCTCGTTGCGTTTAGTTTGTGTTTCAAATGGTGCGTCTTGCTTGTTGAACTTAGGCACGCTCCAGCAACGGACCGTGCGGTTCTTTAAGAACATGCTGATGGGTTCTCCGCCCATATCGCGCAGGCGCTGGGCCATCTTTGGTGCTGACAGGCCTATAAAGTTGTTGCGCTTTAGGTGTGCTTCTAGGTCCTTCATGCGGAAGTAGGTCTTTGCAGACTCATCATCCGTCCATGGTCGGCCCATAAGCATTTCGTCGCGCACCATAGCTTGCTGCATATGCGCGCAGAACTCTTCCAACAGGTCGGTGAATCGCCCTGTAAGGCTGGTGTCTTCAGATGCTTCGGTAATCTGTTCTGTCTCAACCATCTCCTTGAGCAAAGCATTTAGTAGGTTCTCCCAGTCTTGCTTGCGCAGGGTTGGTGGAACTACGTTGATTTTCTCAAGGCAAGCTTTTTGGAATGCTGCTTGGTTGTAGAGCGCTTCGGTTTCTATCTCTATGCGCTTGCCGTTGACGTCCAAGAACCACAGGGGTGGTTCACTGGCGTACTTGGAGAGAGAGGCTATTTGAGGCGCATCAGGGGAATGTGCTCCGATGCCGAACTTCCTAGTCCTGCATAGACCCGAGTTGCAGAAGCCGTTAAGCGGCGCGTCCTTGCACTTGTAGTTGTAGTCCTTTTTGTTGGCTTGCTTAAGCACAAGTTGGACTTCGTTGTTTGGTAACGGGGGAGCCACGTATTTGAAGTTGTACTCCACCAGCTTGTCCTCCCAAGAGCCGGGTGCGGCCCTCTTAAGATAGACAGCAATATTGAATAGACCATTGTTGCGCGTCCCTTCTGGGAAGCCTTGGGCGCATAAAGCCTGTAGACAAGGTGGGCCATCTTTGACGGGACTCTCTGCCTGCTTCGGAGGTTCTGGAGCTTGATCGAGCGAATCTTGGACATTGGCTTCATACAAGCCGTAAAACTCTTCGAGAGTCGCTGCTGTCCCATCCATGTTGAACGCGTACCGAGTGCCGGTATTGCCGCCAAAGTAGGGGAGGTTGAGGAAGTTCCCTGTGTCTCCTCGCTCGACAAGTATCTCAGCCTGCTTTGGAAATATTTCCCGCCCAGCTTCGCCGAGAAGCGCAGAAGCGTTCTTGAGATATGTCTGGAACTCGCGTGCTGGAACAGGCGTTTTTGTAAATAGGAATACATGTGCTCCTCCGGATTTGCTTCTAAATACAACAAGCGGGAGCTTCAAGCTCGCTATTCTTTCGACGAGTCCCTTGTGGTCGATCGGGTACTGGTCAATATCGATGCAGCCCCATATGCAACTGTTATCAGCGCGAATAGGGATAATGCCAAGGGAAGGCTCAACGCCTTCCAGATGTTGGACCCAGAGGTCATCTGTTGGCGGCTTCCTAACCACCGTGGCCTGTCCGGCTTGTTTTCCATCTCCGCGCTCCGCTTTGATTTTGTACGTGCCATAGGCGATATCCAGACCGCTGAATATCTCCTTGAATTTTGTTATATCGGTCATCTTGTATCTCTATCGGAAGGCGGGGGAGGGGTTGCCTCCCCCTAGGATCAGAACGGTGCAGCGGAAGCGCTACCTGTAGCGCCTTCATGCTCATGCTTGACCTTGACTTCACCAGCACCTACTTGTGTGGCAAAAGCCTTGGCGGCTTGATACTGATTCATGTCTTCGATAGGACCAACTTTTTCAATCTCCCAGCCGTACCACTTGCCCTTATCGTTCGATTCGGCCTGTGTAGTGAGACGGTATGTATGTGAATACATAGGAGGGGTGTATGGGCCACCTTTGCCCATCAACTTCGTTGACATCAACATGCTGTTCCACTTTCGGCTCTTTTTAAGCTGAGTGGATTTCATGCTAATGAGTGCAGGCTCAGGGACGCCGTTGTCATTGATCACCATCACATAGTGATTGGCGGTGTTTTCAATGTAGTTACCGTTGTCCAAATAGTCCTTGTTATCACCGGGCTCTTTGTGAGTGCGTGTCAGGATGTCTGACGTAGCGGGATAGATGTTCACGGGTGCTCCGCTTCCACCTGAACCGCGTGGTGCCCACTCAATGTACTGACGCACATAAGCCACGGGAACAACAGTGATTCCTTCCTTGCCGTCATAGAGTTCACCAGTGACGGTGTTCATAATGAAGCCGGGATTTGCGCCTTTAACTTCGCCCACTTCTGGGCTAGTATTCGTCAAAAGTTTGAGAAAGGGAAGCGCAAAGTCTTCCTGACCCATACTCTCAAAACCGCCATTAGCGTCTTGTTCAAAATCACTTACTAATGCCAATGCAGTGTTGGCTTCTTTTACTGCAACTTCGTTCTTAGCCATTTTTAGCTTCCTTTTATCATGCTGATTTGATGGTTGCTCTTTGGCCTACGTATACGCCAAACAGCTCGGAGGGGAACTCGCTTCCGCGTTCCACCTGTTCGCGAACCCAAGCTTTCAAGGTCTGGGGCTCGATCTTCTGCGCTTGCTCGACTGGATAGTTTTGCTCGCGCAGTTGATTCAGTAATGTGTCGCATAGTCCGTCTTCGCCTCGGCCAAAACGAACAGACACAGTGTTCTTAATGATGTCGTCATACCCATGGTCTCGCAACCATTCGTATGCTTGAGCGCGGTTCTCTTCTGGAATGCTCGCGCTATAGAAGGGCTTAACAGTAATCTTGCTACCGTCAGCCATTGTGAAGTCAGCCATGCCTAGCTCTTGGAGCATTGCAGGAATGGTTTCTTCAAGTAGTTTGCGCAATTGGTTCTTGCGCTCGCTTATGGTGTCTTCTAGTTCCTTGAGGTCTGCTTCTAGTTCCTTGGCCCGTTTAGCCAAAGCACCAACCGAAGACAAGTCTTCGTTTTTAACAGTCAAAGCACCAGCGTCTTGCTCAAAAATATCAGTGATATTAGTCATCTCTTTCTCCATTCTCGGTGATGTCAATTTTAACAGGTAGGTACACCTTTTCACGGCGATCCCACTTTAACGCAGTGAAGCGGCCAGAGTTATAGAAAGCAGCTATCGAGCAGGCCAAGCCGATAGCTACAGGGTCTCCAGTCAGTAACAGGTAGTCCCCATCTTTGTAGTCACGCAGTTTCCTGCGCAGGGTGCGAACCGTTGGCACAGTGCTGAATGCGATCTGGGTATTTGAAGGCAGTAGTACCTCCATCTCTCCAAACTTCATTGCAGCCGCAAGGTCATGGTTCGGCATCTCTTGAACGATATATACAGTTGTCACGTTTACGCTCTCCTTTCTTAAAACGTCCACATAGTGTACACTATGTTTTGGGGTTGTCAATACCCTTTTTCAAAGAAAGAGAGAAAGAATGAGTTATTTTTTGCAGCACTACCCGTTTAAGAACCAGCCGTATCTCCATCAGGCCGCGTATTTACAGCGTTTCTGGGAGGACCCGGAGGTAGCTTTGTTTGCCGATATGGGCACAGGCAAGAGCTTCATGCTCATCAACAACACTGCCATGCTATACGACAAGGGCAAGATCAACGCTATGCTGATTGTTGCGCCTAAGGGCGTGTACCGCAACTGGTATACCTCTGAGGTGCCAAAGCATATGCCAGATCACATCACATACACCATGGCTGCATGGTCTCCTACGCCGAGAAAAGCAGAGAAAGCGGAGATGGACAAGATGCTAAATTCTGTAGAGACATTACGCATTTTGGTGATGAACATAGAAGCGTTTAGCACGGAAAAAGGTAGTGCCTTTGCTCGCACGTTTTTGCGTGTAACTAATGCGTTTATGGCAATTGATGAATCCACCACCATCAAGACACCAACATCTAAGCGTACAAAAAGCATTGTGAAAGTGGGCCGTGAAGCGCGGTACAGGAGAATTGCTACTGGCTCCCCCGTTACTAAGTCCCCTCTGGACCTCTACAGCCAGTGCGAATTCTTAGGCAATGGCAACCTCAACTACCACAGTTTTTATGCCTTCCAAGCTCGCTATGCGGTCCTTGTTGAACGCAAGCTGGCCACGCATACATTCAAGCAGATTGTTGGCTATCGACACTTGGATGAATTGCAGAAAAAGCTGGGTGACTTTTCCTACCGCGTGACCAAAGATGAATGCTTGGATTTACCAGACAAAGTCTTTGTGCGTAGAGACATTGAACTCACTGCGGAACAGAAGAAATACTACGATCAAATGAAGCTCATGGCGTTGGCGCTGGTCGATGGAAATTTGATGTCTACTAACAATGCTTTGACCCAGATCATGCGGCTGCACCAGATATGCTGTGGCCACGTGAAGTACGACGATGGCAGGCAAGTAGATATCCCAAACAACAGGGTCAACGAGTTGTTGTCCACCATCGAAGAATGCAACGGCAAGATCATCATCTGGGCCAACTACAGACGCGATATTGAGAACATCAAAGCAGCTCTGCAAAAGGAGTACGGCATGACCGCTGTGGCTACTTACTACGGCGATACAGAGGCCGAGGAGAGGCAAGAGATTGTGACCAAGTTCCAAGACATGGACAGCGAGTTGCGCTTCTTCGTAGGCAACCCCCGCACAGGCGGATACGGGTTGACTTTGACTGCTGCAAAGACAGTCATCTACTACAGCAATAGTTTTGACTTGGAGGTGCGCCTTCAATCAGAAGACAGGGCCCACAGGATTGGGCAAACAAGCAAGGTGACTTACATTGATTTCATCAGCCCTAACACGGTTGATGAGCACATTGTCAAAGCGCTTAGAAACAAAATCAACATAGCCTCGCAAGTGCTGGGCGAAGACCTAAAGGACTGGATCAAATGATGCAATTAATTCCACTGCGCCCGCGCTACAAATACCCCCGTCTACAGCGCATAGATGCACCAACAGGCAGGACGTATACCTTGGAAGGGCAGCCTGCTGTTCCAAGTGTCACAACTATCCTATCTGGGACTAAAGATAAAGCACACTTAGAGGCGTGGGCCGCGAGGGTTGGGCACGTAGAAGCGGACAGGATTAAAAATGACGCTGCTGCAGTAGGCACGCACATGCACAACGTCGTGGAAAGATTGCTGATAAATAGGGATTTACCCGTACCCAGAACATGGCTCGCGGTCAAAGGCTATTGGATGGGCTACCGGCTGATTGAAGAATTCTTCCCGCATGTACAGGAAGTCTGGGGCGCAGAAATACCTCTGTACTACCCTGCCAAGTACGCCGGAACTTCTGACTGTATTGGTGTATATAGGGGAAAACCCTCAATCGTTGACTTTAAACAGGCCAACAAGATGAAAGAGCGCAAGTGGATTGAAGATTACTTTGTCCAGTTGGCTGCTTACGCTTGCGCGCATGACATAGCGCATGGAACAACGATCGATCAGGGGGTAATCATGATGGTTGCCCAGAATGGGGAGACCCGAGAATTCATTACATGTGGGCGGGAGTTTGATGGCTACAAGGATATGTGGATGCGCCGTGTCGATGAATACGCCAAAAAAAGTCCGAGCCTTGTGGGCCCGGACCTAAGTGCCGTCGAAGGGGACGGCAACTGCATTACTTGAGGTTCTTGAGCTTGTATAACGCAGATAGGAATGTAGCGACTGACTCGTCAATCAGGTTCTGAATGGCGGTGTCTTTCTTGTCTACAGCGTCGTAGCGAATCTTCTCTACGTCATCGAGTAGTTCTTCCAGTGCTTTGACAGGATCATCCTGCTCAATCATTGGAAGATAAGGGATTTCAATGATGCTGTGACGGCCCTGATAGGTCTCTGTAATCGTATCGGCGATGTCAATGATGCCTGTGTAGAACTCGCCCAACGCAGAATGCTTGGCAAAGCTACCGGGGCCGGTGACGCTTAAGTGTGCCCTGTGGGCGTACTCACGGGCCAAGAACAATGTGCCGACTAGGCGTCCAATCATTTCCATTTCTATTCCTTACATGCCCGGGGGCCGTGGTTGTACCTGCGCCTGACGTTGCTGTAACAGCGCGCTGATTGGGTCATTGGGGAACATGGCAGGATACATCAGAGGTATCTGCTGCTGGCCGGGAGTGACCTGTGGCGTCGTTGGCATACGTGGGTTGAAGTTTGTACCACGGGTTGCTGGCGCTATTGGCTGGGCCTTGAGCATTTGTGCGGCAGATGTTCCACGTGAAACATTGGTAGAAACAGGGACGGGCGGATTGCCTTGTTGGGCCAAATCCTGTGCCTCGAGCACAGCCCCACGGGATGCCGCAGGAGCTGTCAATACTTCAGCCAAACGCCTAGGAGACATACCAAAGTTCTGTAGTTCCTTGGCCACGGCCGCCGCTGCAGCAGGGGTGTTCAAACTAGTCATCTTCTGTGCAAACTTGGGGTCCTCCAAGGCTTTGGTGAACATACGCTCAAACACTTTTGCTTCCTTGGCGTTGAGTAGACGTGTGCCCAAAGTCACCAGCATGGTTTCTTTAGAGACGTTACGCATCGCTACGTTACGGATACTGGTAGTCAAGTAAGGAATACTGACGCCAAACAGGCTCTGTAGCTGCTGGTCTAGCGTATCAAAGGCAGGCACTTGTCCAGTAACGTCGGCAAACGCGTTGACGCGTCGCTGCATGCTGGCCAACTGTAGTAGGTTGTCATAATGGCCTGTGCCACCATACAGCACCTTCAAAGACTTTTCGTTATTGCGCAAGAAGACTTCTAGCGCGCCCCCTTTGGCCGCACCTTCGGTAGCTAAGTCGTAAACGGAACGACGTAAGGAGGCCAGATTCTCTGGGTCTTTACTCATCTCGTTGACTAAACTGCGCATCGTTGCAGGGTCCTTGATTGCCTTTTCTAGGGTCTGTCTAGGACTAGCATCTGCACGCGAAGACTTTGCCAAAAGGTTATCAAGTTCTGCGTCCTTGGCTTGAATACGGCGCTGATCAATTTCTGCTAAACGAATGGCAATATCGTCAGCAAACTTGGCTTCGTCTTCAATCTTTAATCGCACGCTGGCAGGGAGGGCTTCAACAATGTTTTTGTTCTGGTCCATGACACGGCGCAGTTTGGTCGCGTCAATCAGACCATCCTTGTCAAAAATAGGTTTGCTGCGAACCCAGTCAACAGCTCCTTTTTCCAACAGCTCCTTGCCCTGAGGGTTATTACCTATGGTTATCTGCAATTGACGCAAACGATCAGCGTTCTTAAATGCTGTGGCCATCAGGTCTTCGTTGGGCAGATAGTATTCCTGACCCCCACGGGTTTTCTGTGTCATTAACAAAGGCAGGCTTTGCTCGTAGCCTGCTTTGTAGTCATCAAGGATCATTTTCATGCCTTGATACTCTTGCTTGATCTTTGGCACGTGGTCCATGATCAATTTCTCTACATCATTGAACACAGAGTTGCCTGTATCAATGATGCGTTGAGCATCCGTCAGACGGGTACGGCCCTTCATCATGGCAGCGTTATAGCGGCCAAGAGAATCGTTACGGAAGCGCTGGGCGGACTGTAAGTAGTCCAAGGCTTCTGGTACGTTGATGTCGATGCCCGTATTGGCTGCAGCAATACGTTGCGCGTCTTTCTGCAACTGTCCGGGATTGACGTAGATTTTGCGCCCCGGTATGCCGGTAGCTACAGTGATCATGCCTTCCTTGTCTGGAGTGGCAGCAATATCAGCCAGAGTAACTTTGCGCTTAGAACCCTTAGCCGTGTCACCTCGTACTAGTTGTAGGACAGAGTCACGCAATGCTTTCTGAAAGTCAGCAGGCATATCTTTGGCAAGTGGTCCAAGCTGCTCGTTGATTGCCTGATCAGTCAACTGCACTAGCATCTTGTCTGTCATGGCATCTCTGGCCTGTTGCTGACCCTTGACAAAGCGCTCAAGCAACTGCACTGGCTCAGGAGTACTGACCCGCAGGGAAGGACGCTCTGGCTTGTATTTCTCAATCAACGCAGTGGCCGCAGCTTCCATATCCCTTGCTGGAAATAAAGACTTTCCATCTGCCCGTGTAGGCATTGGTGTGCCATCAGGTGCCATGGCTTGTTTAAGGCCCATGCGTTTCAAAATGCTTTGGCGCATGCCCGCATCCATCTCCATACCAGACATCAAAACACCGCGAAGCTCATTGTTAAGTTGGTCAGGGTTCTGAGGCCCAAGGCGTTGAGACAGTAACGCTTTTTCTGAATCAGTCAGAGTCTGGCGCTGGGACAATAAATCATCAAATAATGTTTGGCGCTGTTGTTGCGCTGCACGGAATGCTTCTTCCACCGTCTTGCGTGAATCAGGAGAGAACGTAGAGAACAACTGCTCAAGCTTGGCTTGGTTCTCAGCGTACTGCTTGCGGAAAGGCGCTAGGTCCTTGGGGGACATGCCTTGAAGCGTCTCTGCTTGCTTCTGTAACAACGCAGGGTCCATGTAGCGTTCTGCCACGCCAAATTGGAATCCAAGCTTTTCCACATCAGGGTTAGCCAAGATTGTGTTGAGCTCATCCAAGGCTTTCAACGCTTCTGGATTCTTTTGAATGTCTGCAAAAACACCACTTAATTTCTTTTCCGCACGGCCAATCAAAATAGAAGGAACAATCCTGATGCCGGGCAGTTTGAACAATCCCGTTTCTTGGGCCAAGACATCCTGTCCCACTTCGCCCAGATTGTTGACAAGTTTGTTTTGTAATTCTTTTCCGCCACGCACTGCTAAAGCTGTTGGACTCAATGTGGCTGCAGCCAAAGGCAAGCCTACAAAAGTAGCTGCTGGTAACAGTTCCTTGAGCAGTGGTTTGTATTGGTTTTCATCGCTTACGTTTTCTTCAACCGCCTGTCGAAGGCCTTCGTACCCTACACCAAAAGCCATATCTAATGCGGCCGCTTTCATTGGGGACCTTTGCACCATTTGAATGGCATCATTGGCAATACTCTTGATGATTCCTGCGCTAGGTGTGGCGGCCATGACCATAGGGCGCATACGCGCAGCAGCGGCTAAGACTCCAGTAAAAGGCAATGTGCCACCAAGGCCTTCACCAGCGGCACGGGCATAGCGCTCTTCTACATTACGAGGAGCAACTTCGCCAGAGTTGAAGAGCTTGGTGAGTGTGACGGTCTCTTCTGGCTTTTGACGAAAGATTTGCTTGCCAATTTGTGTAACAAGTGCGTCCGGTAATGCAAACAAAGCAGAGTTAAAACCCCAAGTTGTGTTTTGTAGCAAGCCCATCAAAGGGTTAGCCACGATCTGATCCGGAGCTCCGGTGTTCTTGCGTGGGTCTGCAACAGTAGTAGGTGCACCTTGCGCACGGCCCATTACCTCGCCAGTAGTTAGATCAACTAATTCTCCATTGGCATTGGTAAGAGTTGTCATTTCACCAGTTCTTTCAATTGTCCGGGAGCGAACGGTTGAGTTGTATTGTTAGAGAACTTCAAATACACAATTGCATTTGGTTGTTGAATCTTACCAAGGCTGTTGCCAAGGAAATTAAACATTTGTTTCTGTGCAGTAGGGTCAGCAGGAATAACAAACGGATCACTCCTTGTCCCTGTATTAGGCGTGCGCATGACGTAGTCATTGCCCTCATATCCCAACTGGGTCAGGACCTGTTGACGTGAATTACGCAACATGGTTTCCATACTGTTGAACTGCTTGGCAGCCAACTCTTTGTCTTGGAAGAACGCTGTTGGGTTTTCAATATCCGCTGCCGTCTTCTTGGCCCATTCTTGTTCCTGCACCGCAACACGTCCGCTGTCATTAGCAGAGGCAATGTTCTTGATGATGGAATTCAAACCTGTGTTTATACGAGTTTTTGTATCTACCAGATTGACGTCAGGACGGACAAGTGCAGTAGGTAAGACAGGAACAAGCAGGTTGTTGACCTTGTCGTTAAACCATGCTCCGGGGCCGTATGCATTTGCAAACTCTCCTTTGAGGTTTTCAAGCGTAGACAGACTGTTGTCTAAAGAGCGCAGAGTTCCGGTGAGCTTGGTTCTTTCTTGCTTATCTGTCTCAACAGTTGTAGGAGCTTGGCCACGGAATTCAACAAACGGGTTGGCGTCACTCAGTGTCCAACGGCTTGAAACAGCCGATTGAACTGTAGGGTTCTTTGGATCGATAGACACACCAACAAATCCACCCTTTGAAGTTTTTGCGATAACCAAGCCTGCGCCACCGTCTTCCAGTGTTCCGCCACCTTGTTTGGCTTGCTCCACCAAGAGGCGGTAGTCGCCTTTGATGATGTCTGACCTGAGTGTTGCCATTGCTTTCTTCTCTGTCGAAACATCTGTAATGGCTTGAGACAAAGCAGCAGTATCGATTTTGACTTTGCGGTCTCTTGCTTGTGCAACAAGAGATGCAACGCCTCTTGGCAAATCGGCAACCGCTTCTGAAAAGATTGTAACAGGGGTTGAACCTGCAGTAGGACGGGCGCTGGCATATTTAAATCCAGCATCAGCCAACAACAGCATAGCGTTTGCACGCATGTCATCGTTGTTGTCACCCAAAATCTCTTTGAACAGTGGGCCGTATTCCTTGTATTTCTCACGAATGGTTTCTACATCTGTCTTAGCAGAAGAGGAAGGAATAATGCTTGTTAAATTAGCACCAGCGGCAGGTCTGCCTTGGTCCTTGATAAATTCATCTGTAGTCTTTTCCCCCGTGATCGCAGCAGGGGATACAGGGACTGCAGGCTTCTTCGCTCCGGATGGAACAGGAGGAGGCTCATCTGCATTAACAGGAGGGACTGGACCTCCCGGAAGTGTTGGGAATTCGCTGTTTGTTGGAATCCTTCTTAGCAACTCTTGGAACTGTGCCTCTTCTTCAGGAGAGCGCTTCGCTGAAGGCGCCATGCTATTAATGATGGGAATAGACGCACCAAGCGCTCCTGCCGCTGCAACGGCAGGCTGAGTAACCGTATTGACTGCTCCCGCCACGCGAGGGTATTGCTCCGCTAATTTATTACCAACATTACCCAAATGCTGGGTCAGCGTTGGATACTTTAAGGTCTGTTCAGCCAAGAAGCGGCCACCGGGGCCACGGATGTTCTCCAAGATTCCGGGGAACTGTTGGGGAAAACCCTGAGTCATGATCCGTCCGCCAATGATGTTGGCTTCTTGACCAAGCATCGCGGCCTTGTCTGCGCCCATCTGCGCAAAACGCGCCATAGGGTTAACGATAGAACCCAAGA